GCCTGTAAGGGTAACCCGTGCTTTTAACCCTTCTCTCACCGCAGACGGCACCAGCAACAACTAGTGCCATTCTAATCGGTAGCTCGAATAACCCGAGCTACCGCAGCGGGTTCTATTCGCCGCGAAGAGGTGGCACACCGAAGTATCCAAGCCTGTGGGATGGTTGCGTGGGTGCTTGGGCACCGTCTCTTGGTGCGACTGGTTTGACTCTGCGTGATGAGTCTGTGTACGGCAATCACGGTACGCTGACGAATATGGATGCGGCTAGTGACTGGGTTGTGAGCGGTGGGAAGGGGGCTTTGGATTTTGACGGGACAGATGACAGAGTAACAACTACACTTAAAATAGGTTCGTGGAATGCAATCAGCTATGTTATTTGGGTAAGACCGAGGATTACCGGCCAGTTTCAAGCTTTAGTAACAAATTGGAACTCTGATGGCGAAGTATTCGAGTTGTTTATCTCGAATGCTTCGGACTTTGTAGGAAGTAGCTTTCCGTTTGGTGTCAGTTTTGCGGCAACCGATAATATTTGGCAGCATGTTGCTTTGACACGCGGCTCTGATACTCGATTATATGTAAATGGAATTTTACAGGGAACAATCGCAAACCAGTCGCCTATATCAAGCATCCAAAACTTAACTTTTGGTGATCGTCCCACAGGAGGTTCCTATCCACTTAACGGGCAAATGGACGACATCCGCGTTTACGACCGCGTCCTCACCCCGTCCGAAATCCGCACATTAGCCACTCGTCGTGGTATCGCATACGAAAGCCGCCGACGTTTAGCCGTACGTTCAGGAGCAGCCAGTCCAAGCGGTACGCTTGCAAAGACGCTAGACGGTGCAACTCTATCGTCGTCAGGGACTTTAACTGCTGGTGCTTCTGGTACGGTGACAAGCACGCTGGATGCAGCAACATTAGCTTCCACTGGCACGGTCGGAAGTGGGGTAACAGCAACAGTATCGGTTACGCTAGCAGCGGCAACGCTGTCGGCTTCTGGTACGCTTGCGGCTGGCTTGAGCGGAACTGTAACTAGAACACTGGACAACGCAACGCTATCAGCAACAGGTGGTGCGGCTGGTTCCGTAACTGGTTCGGTATCGTCAACACTAGCGGCTGTTACGTGCTCGGCAACTGGAACGCTTGCGGCTGGGCTAAGTGGTAGCGTCACAAGAACACTCGCTGACGTTGTATCGTCGGCAACTGGCACATTAGCTGCCGGTGCATCAGGTAGCGTCACACGGACACTCGCAGATGCTACTTTATCGTCCACTGGTTCTTTCAGTGCTGGCTTAACAGCGTCAGTCAACCGAGCACTCGATTCGTGCGTTGTCTCGTCAACCGGTACAGTCGCAAACGGTGCTACTGGTTCGTTATCAGTTCAGCTTGCATCTGCAACTTTGCAGAGTGGCAATGTTGCTCTAGGTGGCTTCCGGCTGAAGGTTGCTGGTGAGTGGAAAGATGCAATGGCATTTGTAAAAGTAACTGGCACTTGGAAGAGTGCGACACCGTTCGTAAAAGTCGGAGGTATTTGGGAATGATAAGAAAAATAAGTCAGGTAAAACCATGCCAGTGAAAGATACAATTCAATCACGACGAGGTAGCTCTGCACAATGGAGTGCTGCTAATCCGATACTTGCGGACGGTGAGATCGGCTACGACAGTACGACGAAGCAGATGAAGGTCGGTGATGGGGTGATGGCTTGGAATGCGTTGGCGTACTTGGACATATCGGCAACGAATTTAACAACTGGCACTCTACCAGATGCTCGTCTCTCCTCAAAAGTCAAATCCCTAGCAGATTTGTCAACACCGGCATCGACACAGTTGCTTGCGATGAATAGCGGTGGGGCGGTGGTTGATGGTAGTTCTGTTGTTACGCGACGCAATCACATTTCCGCGTCGGTTTTGGAATATGGTGCTTTAGGCGACGGGACCACAGACGACACGGCTGCCATCAATGCAGCATTTGCGGCTAGCACAAACGTATGCTTCCCGAAAACATCTAGCTACTACAAAATTACGGCTGCCATTACTGTTCCGGCAGGCACTAGGATTTGGGGAGGCGGCGAAATCCACCAAGCAACACTAATGCAGAATTGTTTTAATCTGAACGATAACTGCGTTGTAGATGGCGTCATAATCACTTGCCCATCTAGAAGCAACGGTGTATCCAACACTTCGGGAGATAACGGTATATCTGTCGTCGGCAAAAAAAACATAAAGGTTGTCAACTGTCTATTCAAAAACTGGATATGCTCAGGAGTTTATCTTCAAGATAGCTTTTATTGTTCTGTCAGTAACAACACTTTTACAGGAGCAAATTGGGATTTGACAAATCCTGGTTCCTCTGGTGTTTCTAGTGATATTCTCATTTATTCTGGCACTGCTGGAGGTGGTCACGTAATTACGGAAAACATTTGCTTAAGCAACAACAGTCAGGGCATTCTATGCTCTGCGATCGGGTTTGATACAGATACGACGATATCAAACAACGTCTGCATAACACGCAACACCGATGGCACAGAACCAGCAATCGGAACTGGCATAGGTGGTGTTGGCTACCTAAATCGAAGGCATGGAATTGTTGTATCTTACGGAGGTAGTTCTTCGTCGGGAAGGATGACTGTAACTGGTAATGTGTGTCGAAGAACTTTGGTTACAGGAATTTACGTTGCTTGCTCAATTACACTTCAAAAAGGTGTCACGGTTGTTGGGAATGTTTGTTCGCAAAACGGATACGCGACTGCTTCAGATTCAACTTTGGCAGGAGGGATAAGTATAAATGGCGGTGGGTCCGGTATAATAGTTGCGTCAAACGTGATTGAAGATTTTCAAGGAGTCGCCTCGACAGGTGCTATAAACGTAATTTCGAACGCAGATAGCGAGACTTTGGTAACTGGAAACCTAGTCAATAATTCAGTTCGTAATGGTATTCGAGTGTACGGTGCTTCTCACAATGTCACAGTAAGTCACAACCACATAGTTGGTAGTGGAGACTACGACATAGGATTAGAACTTGCATCAGGAGCAAAAGGGATCAGGATTTTAGACAACTGCTGCATTCGAAAGAATTCATCTTCACAGAGCTTGCGATATGACCAGATAGGGTCTGGCAGCTTGGTTGTTATTCGAGGAAATAGATTTGCTGGATTTAGCAATTCAGCATCTTTGCATGTCGCTATTTTTTTAGTCCACACAAACGACATAGAAGTAGCAATTAGTGGCAACGACATAAGAAGATTTCAAAGAGCGATTTTGATTAATGCAGGGGCGACATCGCGTCTCGTGTCAAAGATAAAAGTGGAAAACAATAACATTGACGATTGCACCTTTGGTTTTTCTGGAACACACACGAACGGTATTATTCCAGCGGTACAGAACAATTTTTCATCATCGGTCACGACAAAATATCAACCAGATGGTGATTGTGCTTTTGTCGAAACGGTCGCAATCAACGACGGAAAGCTGATTGTTCACGGCACCGCAGCTCCGACAGGTAGAGCTTGGGTTGTGGGTGATCGAGTAATCAATAGCAACCCATCCGTCGGACAACCTAAAAGCTGGGTTTGTACAGTTCCCGGCACTCCTGGAACTTGGGTCTCGGAAGGTAACTTGTAATGCCCCCCATGCCAAAAGGTACTTCCATGCATCAATCAATACCAATCGCGACCGAAGGCCACGAAAACGTTGAACACAGTTTAAGATTCTGAAAAAACAATCTGGGGGTAAGGGGGCAGCTTATAGCTAAGCGAGTTAAGAATGATTTTTTTTGAGTTTCACGAAAACGAAATGCCTTCAGTAGCCTGCATCTATTTGATTTTCAATCAGAAAACCGACAGGTTCTACGTCGGTTCTACTTTGAATTTCAAATCAAGAGTTATGGCACACCGTAGCTGTTTGAGACGTGGAAAGCATCACTCAGAAAGACTGCAACGATCGTTCGATAAACACGGAGAGAACTGCTTTCGTTTTGTGATTGCGTCTTTTTGCGACCCGCTTTGCGTCCGGTCACTTGAGTCAATATGGCTCAGCAGCGCAAAAGATATTTACAACACCAATCAAAACGCAGCAGGTGGAAGCGACAGAGGGCCAGTATTTTGGTCGTCGAAAGAAAAAACGATTGAGTTTGCAAATACAAAGCAGGCAGCATCGTTTTTTTACAGCGACGGATGCGAACTAAATGTAAGAAAGGTTCAAAAGGCGATTCGGTACTACAGAGTCGTGCAAGGTGGTTTTTTTTCCAGAGAAATGATCACCTTTGAGGATCTGCAAACTAAAAGAAACGCAATCAAAAAAGCTAAGAAAAAGAAAACTGTATTCCAATCAAAAGCAGTTTATGCTTTTGATTTACAAGGAAATCAAACAGCATCTTTCAAGTGTATCGAAGACGCTGCGAAGTTTATAAATCGCGAAAAGTTAACGATATACACAGCTTGCCTAAAAGGAAATCCAGTGAAGAAACTTCTTTGGAGTTTTTCGCAGGTTCATCAAGGCTGGGTTGCAACTAAAGACAAGGTGAGAAAGCCTGTAGTTGCAACAAACGAGCGAGGCCGCATGGAGTTCCGTTCTATTGCAGAAGCAGCTAAATATTTTCATTGTTCTGAAAGTTCGGTGCGCAACGCTTGTAGGTCGCGAAAGATCTGCCGAGGTAGAAAATGGGAGTTCGTTCCGACTTGATGATGGTTTCGGTTGCAGTGAACAATGGATACCCAATTAGCGACGAAGCAAGGCAAGAGTGGGTTGATACCGCTAGCCAGGTTATGCGCAATGGCAACAACAGGGAAAAACTAGCGGCACTGCGTGTTTTGGTTTTGATGGATCAGTTGAATAAAAAAGAAGAACGGGAAAGGATGGGGGATACGATACTTGGAATTGCCGAACGTCTTGGACTTAGAGAAGAGGTTATTGTTGCTTCCGAAGGATCAACAGGTAGCGTTTCTAGTCCAGCTATACAAAGCGAGAAACCAAACGTCATCGACGCATCGTGATAATATGATGCTTCGGCAGCGCGAAGCACGCAGCGAGTCTGCACGTGTCATCATCCCAGATATATCAGACATCGTTCGTCGTGAGAAGTGCTTAGCAGATCCAGAACGGTTCCTGCGAACTTACTTCAGTTCAATCTTTTACAATCCGTTTGCGACGCATCACCTTGCGATGATCGACGCGATTTACGAACGCTGTTTTAGTGGTGGAGATAAAGCGGTAGCAGCTCCGAGAGGAGACGGTAAGTCTCAGGTAACAATCGGCATGGTTGCTTATGCACTGGTCGCAACTCCGATTAGGTTCCCGGTCTTTATTGCACAGACAACCAAAAAAGCATCGAAGCTGTTTAAGCAATGCAAAACGAAGTTCAGTAATGAACGCAAGTTCCCAGAGTTCTTTGCAGACTTTCCAGAGATAACAGCTTGCGTTAAAGCACTTGATGGTGCACCGCAGCGAGCAGCAAAACAACACGTAGACGGCCACAAGACAGATATCATCTGGAGTCAGGAAAAGATCAGACTTCCGTTTGTGTCTGGTTCTCCGTTCGGCGGCAAGCTATGTGTTTACTTCGGACTCGATGCGGCAATTCGCGGAGAAGGAGACGACGAGGACAGGCCAGACTTAGCGATCATCGACGATCCTGAAACTAGAGACGTTGCGTTCTCCCCGACAAATCGACACGAAGATATTGAGGACATGATCGACAGCGACGTTGCGGGTTTAGCAGGTCCAAACAAACGAATCAGCCGAGTCGTCCTAACTACTATTCAGAACCGCAAATGCTATTCGTATCGAGTCACATCCAGACAGCACAAACCAACTTTCGCAGGTGATCGCTATGGCATCCTATCAAGCTGGCCTGAACGTGAAGAACTTTGGGACGAGTACATTGCACTGCGCAAGAAAGCACAATCCGAAGGTGACAAGGACGGCAAGCTAGCTACGCAGTTCTACCGAGACAACTATGAAGCGATGAATCTCGGTGCTGTCGTCACGAATCCTCACAGGTTCGTTTCGGACTTAGATGAGAACGGCAACCAGCTAGAGCTCGACGCACTGCAAGCGTTTTACAACAGAGTATCAGACTGGGGATTAGATCGTGTCTTGGCAGAGCTCCAAAACGAACCAGCGGAAGAGGAAGAACCGGAAGGACTCGGCCTACTACCTGGAACAGTCGCTTCTCGCATGAGCGGTTTAGCACACGCCGAAGTACCCGCAGGCTCGCGAGTGTTCTTTGGTTGCGACGTTGGCAAGTACAAACTCGACTGGGTTAAGATCGCTTTCCACGGAAACTGCGTTGGTCACGTTATCGACTACGGAGAATGGAGCGTCATAGGAACCGACACACGTAGCAGCGACGAAGCGACCGAGATAGCGATCCTACGAGCATTGCATGAGCTAAGACGGTACGCACTAGCACAGAACAGGCCAGAGTTTGGCTTTGTAGACTCAGGCGATTTTACCAATGCAGTCTACGAGTTCGTCCGTCAAACAGGTGCACCATTCGTAGCTTCTAAAGGCCACGACGATGGACGTATGAACTACACCGGTGAAAGTTCCGAGAAGCGGCGATTCTTCGACGAGTGCAGAGCGGATTTTCAATTGGAGCAGCGTCTGTGGTTGTACCACGTAAACGCACATAAATGGAAATCGGAAGTTCAGCAACGCTTCGCAACGAACACATTCGACGAAGCCCACACATTCAACGACGGGAGTTTATCGGTATGGAGTACGAAAGATCCGAAAGAGCACTTGCAGTACGCTCAGCAGATTTGCGCGGAGGAACGTCAGGAGGTATTTATCGAAGGGAAAGGATTACAAAAAAAATGGGTCGTGAAAAGTCGAAACAACCACAAGCTAGACGCGACAGCTCTAGCGATTTGCGCGGCAGCTTGCATGGGAATCAAGGTGATACCTCGGCAGCAACCGATCCGGCAGCAGATTCGCAAGCCAGAACCGAAACCGTTCACGGACCAATATGGTCGTCCGTTTCTAGCGAGCCAGCGGTGACAGTACCGATCGAATCGTACACGCAGACACCGGAACCAAAAGACGATCCCTTTGTTGTCGTGTCGTATCTGGAAGTTCCTTTGCTGCAAAACATCTTCGACGGATACTATAGTGAGCGAGTTGATTGCCGTCTGGATTCTAACCAAAAAAAGACATTACGTTATCTGCAGTTTGGATTGCAGGCACGCTACGCAAAGCTGAAGAACGGCAAGGAAGTAGCGAATGGTCAGGATGCGATCAAGTGGCTACTGGAGAACCTGTAGAATCGGCAAAACCGTTTTTCCGCAAACGGTAACAAAATAGGTGCTATGGCATATCGTTTTTGCATGCCAGCACCAACAATCGATGAAGTCATCGACGCTCTTCTAGACAACGCAGACTTTGAAGCGGCTCAATCCGTTTCGAAAGCAGCTTCGTTTGTTACTGCTGCTACTCAATACTTTATCCTGACACCACAGAGCCAGTCTGACCAAGGCTCGTCGATGGCGATCAGTGCAACGCAAATCGAGAACTTGCTTAATAGGGCTCGTGCGTTTGTATCTGCGAATAGGACTAACTCAGGCAGTGCCGTTCGATTTCTTTCTGTCTCTGGAGGATTCCGGTGATTAAGAAAGGACCGACTAGCCTGCAATCTGCATTCGATAACATCCGAGCTGACTATGAAATGAGTCGGACGAGTCGATTCGTTCGGCGCAGGACCGGAGTAGCCCCACAAGGAAGTGGTCCTGACTACCATTTTCGCAGCGAGTCGAAATACTACGATGCAATTGAGCAAGCACGCGACATGGACCGCAACGATGCTGTAATCGGTATTCTTGCCGATCGCCGAGTTGATAACATCGTTCAAAGTGGTTTTAAGCTAGACCCCAAAACCGGCGACAAAGGTTTAGACCTAGAATTATGGAACCGATGGACTGAATACGCAAACGATCCTGAGAAATGCGACATCGCAGGCGAATCGACTTGGGCTGAAATCGAACGCTACTGTGCTAGAGCGGAATCGATCGATGGTGATATTGTCATCACAGGAACTAGAGAGGGTTCGTTTCAGGTTATCGAGTCTCATTCCATCCAGACTAAAACAAAAACGCCGAACACTTTTCTAGGAGTTACGACCGACCAGTTTGGAAGACGACTGCAATACCACGTCCTCGAAGAGCTCAACGAGTTCGCAACCAAAGGCGAATCGAAGCCTATTGACGTTCGCGACGAAAACGGACGGCGGCAAGTCTTCCATGTCTACAACCCAAAGCGAGTATTGCAAACCAGAGGCGTGACACAACTGGCACCAGTCTTTGCATACGCTGGCATGTTAGAAGACATCAACTTCGCCAAGCTAGTGCAACAGCAGGTTGTGTCCTGCTTTGCGATCTTCCGAAAGCAAGGTTTAACTCCTGCGATGCAGATGGCTGGATACGGCGAGTCGTCAATCGAAACGACTCCAGCCGGTACGCGGCAGATTGAAGGCATCAGCCCAGGTATGGAGATCATTGGCAACCCTGGTGAAGAGTTGCAAGGCTTTTCGCCAGACGTTCCAAACAGCGGCTACTTCGAGCAAGTCAAATTGATTCTGCAAGTCCTCGGAGTCAACTTCGGTTTGCCATTGTGCTTGGTCTTGATGGACGGCAGCGAGACGAACTTTTCTGGATGGCGTGGAGCTGTAGACGAAGCACGAAAAGGATTCGTGGCCGATCAATTGAACCTCGTTCGACGGCTGCACAAACCCGCCTACGAATGGTGGTTGTCTCAGCTAATCGAGGAAGATAAAGAGCTTCGCAATTGGTCCGAAAAGTCCAAGGTAAAAATCTACAGCCACAACTGGAACCTACCAACGTGGTCGTACATCGAGCCAGTCGCAGACGCCGAAGGTGATGCCGTTCAGCTACGCAACGCACTTACAAGCCCACGACGGCTACACAGTGCGCGAGGTGGCGATTGGGAAGAGACAGCCGAAGAGATCATTGCAGACAACATCTACGCAATCGAACGAGCAGCGAAGCAGGCTGCCGAGTTCAATACTTCCAATCCTACAAGCCCACCGTTGACCTGGAGAGACTTGATCCCGTTGGTTATGCCCCAAGGTCAAACGCTTTCGCTGCAAGATCCCGCGATCGTCGAAGCACAATCGGCAGCATCCACAGAAGAAGCTTTAGCCGGTGCACTGCCGACTGGAGAAATGGCGAACCTTTCGACGTTGCAGTTCACTCGCAACCGCAAAGCGATCAAGAAGATCCTGGAAGAACTTGCCAAAGGCGAGACAAGCGAATCCGCAGCTCGCGTCTATCTAGGCGGTATCGGTCTAACCGAAGCCAGCGTGAACGCATTGATCGCAGACGCGATGGATGGCGCTGTAGAAACACCAGAGGTGCTTGCAGATGCAACATAAGATCACAATATCAGGCGAGATCGGCAGTGCAGAAGGTCAAGTATCGTCTGAGTGGTTCAAGTCGCAATTGCCACTCAACGGCACAGATCCGATTGAGGTTGCAATCCACTCCGAGGGCGGATCGGTCATTGAAGGTTTCGCGATCTACGATGCTATCAAGAACTACGCAGGTCCGAAGAAATGCATTATTGCATCGGCTGCTTTTTCTATAGCGTCTTTCATCCCGATGGCGTTCGATGATGTAGAGATCACGCCGAACGGCTACATGATGATGCACAACCCCTACGCCATGTGCGAAGGTGATGCTGACGAGTTCGTGAACATGGCTGGAATGCTGGAAGGCATGAAGACGAACATGGTCGCCGCTTACTCTGCCAAGTCAGGCAAAAGTACCGACGAAGTAAAGGCCATTCTTGACAAAGAAACCTATCTAACCGCAAGCAATGCATTAGCGCATGGCTTCGTGAATCGAATCACACCGACACCTGTTGTTGGTCGTGCATTTGCAAAAGTCCAATCGATGCCGCATGGGATTGTACAAGCGTTGTTTGGCGCTGGTCCTAGTGGCGATAACTGCGAAACGACAAAAGGAAACCCAATGTCAGAAACGCAAAAACCCGCCGCCGCTACGGTAACAGAGATCAAGCGGAAATTCCCAAAGGCGAAAGCCGAGTTCATCGTAAAGTGCATGGAGCAATCTATGCCAATGGAAGAAGTGGCTTCGGCAGTCGTTGATGAAACGATGGCTGAAAACGAAACGCTTGCCATGAAAGTCCAAGCGATGGAGGACGAGCTAAAGGCACTCAAAGCACAAGCTGCAGTAGCCTCCATGCCAGAAGAACAAGAAGTCGCACCAGTCGCTCGCGCCAAGTCTGGCGTTGCACCAGTCGCAAAAGCAAAAACAGGTGGATTGCTTTCAGCGAAAGCTAAGTGGAAGGATGCAATCAATTCTTACGTGTCCAAGGGACTAGCGAGAGATAAGGCAATCCTCAGCGTCGAGAAAGATCATCCGGGGCTACGCGAGCAAATGCTCGAAGAAGTCAACAGCTAAACAACAACACAAAACACAACTGAAGTAAGGGAAAACAAATGTCTCAATATGTAGACGGAAACACAAAAACGTTTATTGCTGACGAAGCGATCGCAGTGCATTTGCGAGTGAAGCTCGACAGCGATGGACGAGTAACGATTGCCGGGTTGACGGACAAAGAAATCGGAACTGTCGTAACGCCTGCGTTTGCTGCTGGCGATCCTGTCACGGTTCGACTTCGAACAGCATCTGGCACTCACAAAATGGTTGCTATTGAAGCCTGTGCTATCGGTGCAGTGCTTTACACAGAAACAAACGGCAAGGTTCAAGACACCGCACAAGCAACGTCTTTTCAAATCGGTACTGCTCTTGAAGCAGCCGGGGCGGACGGCGACGTGATTGAAGTCCTGTACATCTCGCACGGAGATACCGCAGCTTAATTGTTGCGATCAACCAATCAACCAAATCAAAGCAAAGTAAAGGAAAAACATTATGCCAGTTGGAGCAACACCAAGCTCGAATCCAGTAACGCTTCGGCCAGATTTGGCCGAGTTCATGGAGTTCGACATCGAATCAGAACGTCAGGGATACGTAGCAACGCAAGTTTTGCCAGTCGTTGAGACTGGTTTGCAAAGCGACAACCCAGGACGAGTTCCTCTTGAGTCGCTTTTGTTCGACGGAGAAACCCTCCGCAACAGCGGAAGCAACTATAACCGTGGAAGTTTCAAGTTCGAAACGTTCAGCTATTCGACCCATGAAAACGGTTGGGAAGAACCGATTGACGAACGAGACGAAAAGCGATACCAAAACCTTTTGCAGGTCGAGAGAATCGCTAACGCTCGTGCGCAAGGCGTGGTAGCACGCAACCAAGAAAAACGAGCGGCAGCACTTGTTTTCAATACGACGACATGGAACGGAGCAGCTCTGACGACTGCGATCACTCACGAATGGGATGATGCCACTAATTGCGTTCCTGTCACTGACGTCGAAGCAGCGGTAAAGAAGGTTTACGAAGGAAGCGGACTTTGGGCTAACGCGTTGGTTATCAATCGACAAGTGTTTCGCAACCTTCGAACCAGCAATCAAGTTCGCGATCGAATCAGTTCCTCAGGTGCTGGCGATCCTTCGAAAGCTCGCGACATCACTATTGAGATGCTAAAGGCAGTTTTTGATCTCGACTACATAATCGTAGCAGGTGCATCGAAAAACACAGCAAACGAAAACGCAGCCCCTACGCCAGCACAAATATGGTCAGGCGAGTACGCAATGGTTTGCAGGATCGCAACTGGAGCAGATATGCGTGAGCCGTGTATCGGTCGCACTTTCCACTGGTCGGCTGATGGATCTGTCATTGGCGGAACTGTCGAAGAGTATGAAGAAGTGCAAAGCCGGTCACGGATCATTCGCGTCCGTCACGAAACTGACGAAGTGATCATGTATCCACAAGCCGGTCACTTGATCTCCAACATCACGACCTAATGCCAACCCGCTTCGAGCAACATCTACGCAGGACTGTCGTACCAAATCTCGTGCGGCAGTTTGGCGAGTCAGCGGAATACTTTCCTTGCAATGGAGAGTCTCGAACCATCGAAGTTTTGGTGATTCGAGATCCGTTGTCAATTGCTTCCGAAGTGGGTGAAGTGCTGGTAAATGCTCTTGTCGTTCGTGTCAAAAACGCAAGCGATGGGATTACGGCAGATGAGTTAGACACCGGCGGCGACAAGCTGCTAATTGCGTTACGAAGTGGTGGTGATACTTCACTTCGTTCCATTGTTCAACTGTTATCGGACGCTAATGGTTTTCTACGTTTGCTGGTGCAATAAATGGCTTACACAGTCATCGAATCCATAGCTAGAGAGATCGTCAGCAGGCTTGAGCAAATCAAGATTGCAAACGGCTATGCATTCAATGTGACAAGTGTTATACGGCCAAATCGAAACGCAACTTGGACACCGGAAGATAGGTTAATACTTGTCAAGCAAGGCGATTCTACAAAGAACGAAGCGTTAAGCTGTCCAGGTAATCCACCAGCAATGGCATTCGACACCACTTTCGAATTGTGCGGTTTCGTTCGCACTAGCGACTTTTGCAGCAAAGAGTACGAGTCTATCGAAAACGATCGTGGTGCTCAGATTATCAAAGCGATCACGACTGAAGCCACCGACCCCAGCATGTGGTACACGTTCGCAAGTAACGCAATCATCTCGGACATTATAGAGGTCCGTTCGTTTGAAGAATCGGAAAGCCATAACGGCGTGATTGTGTCTCTGTCTGTCACTCACAGGCAGGACGAGAACAACCCTTACAACGTGAGGGCGTGAGATGAAAATTAACATCGATTCGCAATCGCTAGCCGCAGTCAGAAAGACGATTGAAAGCCTCGGTGCAAACATCAAGCGTGAGTTAAACGTTGCCGTCAACAAGACGGCAAGTCAAGTCAAAATCAAAGCAGCACGCAAGTTGAAAAGCGTTATTCCTGTGCCTGTGAAAGTACTAAAGAAAGCAATTGCAGTAAGCAAAAAATCTGACGTTGCGAATCTGACTTCCGAGATCCTGATGATTCAAGGATATCCGATTCCTTTGCGATACTTCGGAGCCAAGCAAACAAAAAAAGGCGTGACTCACAAGCGGGCTGGTGCTGAGAAAAGCCGTGGCGTTTTACCCAATGCGTTCATCGTTAATAGGTATCGCGGCAACGTTTACGAACGATCAAGCAAGCCACGCGGACCACTGACACAACAAAAAGGTCCAGCACCAAGCAATTACTACCAATCTGCCGGTGTCACAGACCTAGCTCTAGATACAGCTCGCGACCAACTGCCCAAGCAGATTAACGAGCGAATCAGATTTTTAACCTTAAAAGCTAAAGGCCAATTGAAAGGCAAACAGAAATGACATTACTGAAACGCAAACGAGTATTGGCCGCAAAGATTGAAGCAACACCAGGCACTGCAGAAACGCTTGCCGGTGCCGATGCTTCCTTTAACGTATACAACCTTATGGCACAACAAGAAATCGAACTTGAGACTCGCGAAGCCCAAGGCGGTTTCGGAATGTTAAATTCGGTCGTAGGTGGCTACAAAGGACGAATCACATTCTCTTGCGACTTCTCTTGGGACGGTACAGCAACCGAGCCATCGTGGGCCGATACGTTCCTTCCTGCATGCGGTTGGGTGAAATCCGGTCAAGTATTCACGCCACGCACGGAAGACGTTGGAGCAAACGTCAAGACACTGACGATCGCGATTTACCAAGACGGTGCACGCAAGATTCTAGCCGGTGCTGTTGGCAACTTCCAGGTGCTTTCACCGACTGGACGGACAGCCGTTTGCAATTTTGACTTCCAAGGAATATGGCAGGATCCAACAGCGCTATCAATTTTGGCACCTACCTATCCAACAGCAAAGGGATTGCGATACGCATCGTCAACAACGACATGGGCAAGTAACGCAATGTGTCTTGAAAACCTGACTCTAGATTCCGGGAACACAATCGTGATGAAAGAATGTGCGTCAACCGTGTCTGGTTACGATCACGGACTGATCACGAATCGAGTCGTTACAGTCGCAGGAAATCCAGAGGCATCCATTGCTAGGCTGGATCGATATACAGGATTCACGGCCATGAGCGAAGACGTTCTCACATGGAGCCTCGACGGTCCAACAAACGCAGTCGCAGTCTTCAACGCACCGAAAGCCCAGATCATCGACATCCAGGAAGGTGATCGAAACATGCTCGTCACTGACGAAATCACATGGCAATGCAACCGAAACGGAAGCAACATTGACCAAGAAATTTCTCTTACGTTTACTGCAGCTACCTAATGCCAGTTTTCCTAGAACCGGATCAGTCTTTTCCGATCGTACTCGATTGCGACAAAGACAAACCCAAGGAGTCGCAACCGACATTCCTCGTCAAATCGCAATCCATGCGAGGACAGCGAGAAGTGTTACGCGTGCTCGATGCAGCAACAGACGCAGCCAACGAATCGCTGACTGTAAACGAAATGTTCGAAATGACGATCACCATGCTTTGTAAAGTCATGGTCGGTTGGAGAAATATGGGAAACCATCAGTTTAGCCGCGAAGCAATCGAAGACATCCTAAGCTTTAACGAAGCGCGAGAACTACTTCGCAAGGTTGCGTACAACCAAGCAGTTCAGCACGAAGAAAAAAAAAGCTAAGACTAGCGGCAATGATTCGACAGGGCTTGCTCTGTCGCAACTGCACTATCAAGACATGCAAGGATAAAGGTACTGAGAGTGAACCAATTACAGTCGAGTGCCCAACTTGCAACGGCAACGGATGCGACCAGTGTAGCGATGGCTCTCTCGATGTCGTTGGCTGTCCTAATGTGCAATGTGGAGATGTGGCCTACGTTGCTCGGCTTGCTGACTTGTTCGAAAAAGGCATGCCACCTATTGCTGGTGGTGCTCTTGACCAGTCGGCTTGGTTCCTCGATGCCGTCTCTTTCCTCCGATCCGATGAAGCAAATCTAAGGGCAAAATCTGATGGCGAGTGAAAGCGTAAAGATCCTGATTGAAGCCGAGGACTTAGCGTCTGCCAAAATCGCTCAGGCGTCGCAGAAGATCGAACAGAACGTCAAGAATATTAAAAGCGTTGGCGACAAAGCTAAGAAGTCTACGGAGTTTCTTGGCTCTATCGCGGGCTTACTTGGTGGCTCTGAGATAGCTGGATTCGCAAGCCAATTCGCAGGACTAACAGAAAAGGTTAGTCAGTTTTCCGAAGTGTCAAAAGCTGGTGGTGCCGGTGCTCTTGCGTTCAAGGCTGGTCTAGTCGCTGCTGCTGGTGCTATTGCTTTTTCTATCGGTAACGCAATCGGGAACGCAATCTTCCAAGTGGAGAAGTGGAACAAGGAGATTGAGAAAGCTACCGAGCGAGCCAACGAACTCAAACAGTCGATCGCTTCTGTAAATCAACTTCGTTTCGACGACAAGACGGTAGATATTGAACTGATTAGAGATCCAGAAGAAAAGAAAGCAGCATACCAGGATTTGCTTGCTGAGTTAAAAACAAACTTAGTCGGCGTTGAACAACAAGCAAAGCAAAGCGAAAAAGCAGCCAAGGAATGGGGAGAAGCTTGGCAAATAACTGGAGACAGAAAAGGCTTCGCGAAGATGGCCGAAGAAGAGGCCAAGAACGATCGCGAACGACTGAAAGCACTTCAAGAGCAAGCGAAGGAAGTAGAGCGCATTCTTGGCATTGAAACCGAAAGAGCAGCAAAGCAAAAAGAAAACAAGTCAAAAGATTTTATAGATTCGTTACGAGAACAGCTTGCACTTGAAAAAGCAATCGGAGACCAGCGGTTTGAACTCGAAGCACAGAAGACAGCAGTTGGTGCAGACGTTGGTGTCGCTGCCGATTTACTAAAGCAGATCGAGGCACAAAAGCAACTCGTCGAAGCCGACAAGAAAGCCGCACAAGAAAAAGAACAAAAGATTAAAGAGGAAGAGTCGAGCCGCAAACGAATCATTGATCTCATCGCTAACGAGAACACAAAGAATCAAGAGCGCTTAGTACTACTCAATAAAGGCACCGAAGCAGCAAAAGT